TAACAGCAAGAAGATATTGAAGTTGATGCGTAATGAGAAGTATCAGGCTTTGTGGCCAACTGCTTTCGAGAGAGAGTTAGAGAATGACTGGATGCTGACAACTGGAGGGCAGTTCTATGCAGCAAGTACGGGAGGTCAGGTCATTGGTAAGGGTTGTGGCCTTACAACTACTGGCGAGTGGGGCGGCTTTATGTGGATTGACGATCCTCTTAAACCTGCTGATGCTAACTCCGAAACAGTTCGAGGCAATGTTAATGCTTTGTGTGGTTGGGCTGTAAGAACACGGAGGAATAGTCGCGAAACTCCTTGCGTAATGGTAATGCAAAGACTGCATGACCAGGATACCACTGGTTTCATTATGGGTGGTGAGACTGCCAAACAATGGCGCATGGTATCCATGAAGGCTCTTGATAATGGCAAAGCTCTCTGGCCATACAAACATACTGTCGAGGAGCTGGAGATTGAACGGCTGAATGATAGGTGGTTATTTGCTGCTCAGTATCAACAAGACCCTGTACCTGAAGATGGCGAGTATTTCAGTGAGGCTGATGCTAGATACTACTCGAAACTACCTGAAGGACTGAATTACTATATCAGTTCAGATATTGCACTGTCTGAAGGCAAGGGTGACTTCACTGAACACGCTGTTTTGGGAGTTGATGCCAAGGATAATATCTATGTGGTGGATTGGTGGTCTGGCCAGGTTAATGATGTGGATGTTGTTGAGTCATTGGTTGGGCTGGTCAAGAAGTGGCGGCCTAAGTTTATCGTTAATGAGGCAGGGCCAACATGGAAAGCTATCGAGGGGTCGTTAAGCCGTGCGCTTCGTGATGCTCGTTGCTATGTTTCTATGGAAGTGGTGTCTGCTGTAGGCAAGAAGGATGAGAAGGCTCGTGCTATACAGGGTATGTGGCGGCATAACATGGTGTATATACCTACTAGATTACAGTGGTCTGATGAATTGCTTGGCCAAATGAAGCGGTTTCCTAAAGGCAAGTTCGATGACAAGGTTGATGCCATGGCTAACTTCGCGCGTATTACCAATAAGGTCGGAAAGAATAATCACGTCCGCAAAGGAACTGAAGAATCAGGCGATGAGAACGTGATGTATCTATCCGGCTCTCAGCGAGCTAATCGTGCTGGAGGATGGATGGGTATTTAATCTATATCCGTTGAATACGGGCAGTAAGTACCTTCAACCACTACCGTAAACGTCATGCCATTGTACTCGTATTCACACAGAGTCCTGTAATTACCTAGATACGCACTCCGTCCTGTGAAGTAGGCAGAACCATAGGCGTATGTAAGTGCTGACATACCTGTAAACATTACTGCGATAAGGAATGTTGCTATCTGCTTCATGCCATTGCTCCTGATTTAATCACCAACCAAGTCCATCCATCCTTAACTTCTACAGAAATACTTGGGCATCCTGTTAATCCAGCCCTGATTTCCTCAATTTTGCGGTTAGTCCAATCGAAATAAGACTGATTCTCAATCTCAGGCGCTATTCCTATTCTCAGCCTATCAATCATGGCAGTTCTCCTCTGGTCTGAAACAATACTCTCACAGTTTATTTTGACAGTCTATTGCGTTATGTACGTAGATGGGGTATAAAGCTATTTGCTAACCTGCTCACTGGAGGGCATCACATGGCATTCACACGAGTTACGGCTGTTGCAGTAAACAAGCCTGTCACATTTGTAAAGATCGCAGCAGTCGCTAACGTAACTGCCGTACCACGCAACAGCACTAGCTACAACTGTAACTACAAGCTGGATCAGTCTAGCGAAGTAGCTTACTTTGACGCTCCGGAAGATACTACTTTCACCACTTCAGACTACGTTACTCTGTCTGCTGATGGCAACAACGGCTTCATGACTGGCGCAAACTTCGATGCAAGCTACACTGCATAAGTAGGTGATTGATGGACGTTGAGTCCACTGCAAGCCAAGCAGTAAACACCTACTCTGCCGAAGATGAGCAGGCCGTTCTTTCAGAGATGAAGGAGCGGCTTGACAACTGCTGGTCGGATTGGGATAGGATTTACCGCAAGGGGCTAGAATGCTGCGACATGATTGCAGGCAATATCTTTCGCCCTGATGTTAAGGCGCAGAGAATTGCTGAAGGTCGTCCGGTTATCGAAGTCAACCAACTCACTCAATACACCGAAAGGGTATTGGGCGATATGCGTCAGAATCTACCTGCTATCAAGTTCAGGTCTACCACTCCGAATGTGGCAGGCAAGGCGATAGGGGAAAAGACTCTAGCTGAATATGAGATGACGGAAATCTATTCCTCAATTGTGAAGGGGATAGAGCAAAGGTCGAATGCGACACTTTGGTATGACCGCGCTTCAGTTCAGATGGTTCATGGCGGTGTTGGTTGGCTTCGTGTCTATCCTTGCTATAAGGATGACAGTAGTTTTGATCTTGATCTGAAAATATCCGGTGTAACAGACTTTACTAACGCTATCCTTGATATGACTGGGCTTGAACCTGACTTCTCGGATGCTAGGTTTGGCTGGGTATTCGAGCAGATTCCGAGGAAAGAGTTTGAAGCTAGATGGCCTGATGCCTCTCCTGCTTCTATTAGTCAGCGTGAGTATGCGGGTCGCCTCTGGTACACCACTGAAATGATTACGGTGGCAGAGTATATCGAACGTGTAGCTGTTCCGATGACTTTGTACCGTTTGGCCGATGGTACTATTGCAGAAGTTGATGATTCTGATGATGCCAAGCCTCCTAAAGAGATGATTGTTCAAGAGCGCAAGTCAACCAGATACAAGGTTGTATGGCGCAAGGTTACTGAGTCAGACATTCTTGAGGGTGGCGTTGATGGAATTGAATTGCCATTCTCAGAAATCCCGCTTATCTGCATGGTTGGCCGTGAATCACTTTCCCATAGCGGTCGTAACTTTGAGTCTCTGATTGTTCATGCAATGGATGCACAGAGGGAAGCTGCTTATTGGCGCACGATGATGACTGAACAGGTCGCATTGCAGCCCAAGACTAAATGGACAGCGAGTGCTGCACAGGTTGAATCCAGGCGCGATGATTGGACAAACGCCAATACAGCTCCAACTGATGTACTTATCTATGACGTTGATCCGCTTAACCCTACTGGCAGGCCGACAAGAGAGCAGCCTACACAGATTGCAGCAGCGGAGATGCAGCAGTACATATCTTCAGTTCAGGATATGAAGGCTTGCATTGGATTATATGACTCAGCTATAGGAAACCTGTCAGGTGAAGTATCGGGTAAGGCAATTCTTGCGAGAGAAAGACAGACTGACATTGGCACTTACGTCTATGTTCACCACAGGAATGAGTCTGTTAAGCGCTTGGGCAGGCTTGTTCTTGAAGGAATTAAAGCCATATTCACAGACACTCAGAAGATACGCTTGTTCCTTCCTGATGAAACTACAGACTTCGTTGAAATCAACCGCCCTGTTGCTGTTGAGGATGAAGGTGGAAAGCGAATTGAAATCGAGAACGACATCACTACAGGCGATTACGATACCTATGTTGACGCTGGCCCTGCTTATAACACACTGCGGATTGAAGCTGTCAACAGTCTTATGGAGATGGCTCAGACCAACCCACAAATAATGCAGATTGCTGGCGACATCATGGCGATTAACATGGATTGGCCTGGGGCTAGACAGTTCTCCGAAAGATTGAAGCGTTGGGTGGCCACAACAATGCCTGGCGTACTGTCTCCTATCGAGATGAATGAGATCAATGCTCAGTCACAAGGTATAGAGCCTCCTCCTCCGACTCCTGAAATGCAACTACAAGCGCAGATCACAGCCGATGAAGCAGCGAAAGAGCAAGCTAAAGCAGCAAGGGCAGGTGCAGAGGCAGAGAAAGCTGCACAACAGGCACAGCAAGCTCAAGCAGAAGTTGTTTCAGGTCAGGCAAGTGCAGACTTGGAGAATCAGGTAAGGCAGATGGTAGCTCAGGCTATAGCGGAATATATCAAGGAAACCAATTCAGGGGTTGCTTAATCTATTGACAATTACATTACAATAGGTACAATCCACATAGATCATAAAACCATCGTTGATGGGCTTATGTCAAAAGCGACCATGCGCTTCATGGGTATTACGGCGGTGAGCTAGTATGAGTGAAACAAAAGACGCAATAGATTTGATGGTTGAGGCCATGGATGCTGCTAATCCACCTGCTGATACTGATGGCGATGAAGGCCAGACTGTTGAAGTAGATAAGGTTAAGGCAGAAGAACATTCAGATAGCGATGAAGGTGACTCCGGTAAGGATATTACCCAAAAGCTACAGGACAAAGCATACAAACTACGCGAGCAGAAGCGGCAGCTTAAAGAGCAGAACGCAATACTCGCAGCGGAATTGGCTGAACTCAGGGGCAAAGCGGAAAAGCCTGACATTCTTGATTATGAGAATGAGGAAGATTTCGACAAAGCCCTAAAGAAGCACGATGAACAGAGTAAGGGTGCTAAGACTGTTGATGTTGTATTAGAGAGAGCGAAAGCTGCAATCTATGAACAGCATGATGAATGGGATGATGCACCTGAAGATTGGGCAGATGTCGTTACGGATAATAAACTTCCGTATGACAGAGAGATGCTGGCAATGTTTGCTGATCTTGAGAATGGTGCAGAGGTTATGTATGCACTGGCTAAGGATGAGAAGGCGTTAGCAAGGATCGTAACCAAGATTTCACCTGTGAAACGTGGGCTTGCATTGGATGAGTTTGCTAAGAGCTTATCGACTGCTAGCGTTTCTGATGAAAGTCAGAACGTAATGAATACAAACCGAACCCGTAAACCAGGCGTTTCAGTTATTAACCCTGTAGGTGGTGGATCAGGAAAGAAGGCTTCACTGGAGTCTTGGAGTATTGAAGATCACATGAACGCAGGACGTAATGTAAGCGCATTTTGACATTGGAGTAACACATCATGGCTAATCGTATTTTAACAGATGACATTATCGGCAAGCGCGGTCTTGCACAGATGATTAACAGCCTCGGAATAGTTCAGCGCGTAAACCGCGACTATCAGGCCGAGTTTAAGAAAGTAGGCGAGTCAGTACAGTATCGCTTGCCTGTTCGCGCACAGAACACTACTGGCATGAGCTTACAGCTTCAGCCATTGGTTGAACAAACTCGCTCTATCATCCTTCGTGGATGGGCGCAGCAAGCGTTTGATTTCAGCCAGCGTGACTATGCGTTAGATATTGCCGACCTTGACTCTCGCCACATCCTGCCTCGTGTTCGCACCATGGCAAACTACATGGACAAGAGCATTGTAGACAACTACTGGAAGATTGCTAACTGTGCAGGTAACGGTGGTACTCAGCCTGCTACTGCTGCCGTGTTCACGAATGCTCGTGCCAAGTTGAGAGCTATCGGTACGCCTGAAGATGATATGTACACACTGGGCTTGAACCCTACTACTGATGCAGCTATTCAGAACGGGATCATTACTCCAAGCACTTCAGCTATCTACAACCCTGAAATGGCTATGAAGTCATTTGTTAAAGGTCAACTGGCATATCCTGTTGCTGGCATGACTACTTTGACAACTGCCAATATGCCTAACCATACATTCGGTACTTTCTGGAATGGCTCAACCTTGGTTAAGGGCACAACATTTACCCATGACCCTGCTGCCAACACCACTACTATTACTATGGATGGTGGTGCTACTACTGGAACAGTTAAGAAGGGCGACTTGATTACAATTGCCGGTTCGGTTGCTGCTGCAGCATCAACTGTTAATTCAGTAAATCAGATGAACTATCAGGATACTGGATTCCGTCAGGATTTCACTGTTGTACAGGACGGAACTGCTTCTGGTGGCGAACTTGCTATTGTTGTATCGCCTTGCATGAACGATGGCACTTTGACGACTACTGATCCTAACACTGGCAACAGCGTTAGCCTGGCAGCTTATCAGAATGTAACAAGAGTACCTGTTGATAATGCAGTTGTTACTGCTCGCGGTACTGCTGGTCTGACTTACACTCAAGACTTGATTTTCCATAAGTCTTGCTTCAGCTTCGTACAGGTTGATGTTGAATCACCTTACGGTTTCGCTGGTGGTAAGCAGGCACATGGTGGCTTCTCTATGACTTGCAGTAAGGCAGGTGACATCCAGAACTATCGCAGCATTATGCGTTTCGATAGCTTGTTTGGCACTGACGTTACTTATCCAGAAATGGGTATGCGCGTACTTGGCGCGGCATTGTCCTAACGGTAACGGGGGGTGGTGATCCCATCCCCCTTATTATTTCTGGAGGTACATCATGGCTACATTACAGCTAAACTTACGTTGACTGATTCTGGCTCACCGTACAGTGCTTCTACATCAACTCCTATCACATTGGCTTTTGATTACACAGAGATGTATCAACAGACGATTGAAGTTGCGGCTGCTGGCACTGGGACTATTGATCTTGCTTCTATGGTTCCGAAGTTCTTTTTCTTCCGCTTAACGACTGGTGCAGGTACTTATGTAATCAGTGATGCTGGCGTTGGCACAAGTGCTGGAAATCTTAGCTCTACAGGCGGTTGGGTCTGTCTTGGAACTGGCGCTTCTGCCGGAACAGGATTAGACAAGATTGTCTATACAGCTACAACTGATTCTGTATTGGAAGTTTTGGCATACGGTTAATAGGTGAATTGATATGGCTATGCCTGCTGCTACGGCTCAACAGATTTGCACGTTTGCACTTCGTAAGTTGGGGGTAGTAAACAGGCAGATGCCTGTTCAAGTGGACGATATGAAAGATGCGCTGGATGCGCTATGGTTTTTACTTGATTCATTTAACAGACAGAAGCTACTGATACCTTTCTATCAGACAGTGAACTGCACTTTAACGGAAAGTAAGCGTGATTTTACAGTTGGCTCTGGTGGTGATTTTGATTGTACGCCTCCTATTGAAATAAACTCTGTCAAGGTAAACAGTGGTGGAGTTATATACGAAGTATCCCCTTTTGACGGGATTGATTCTTTCAACAATATATCTGACTATGCTGATCTGAAACAGTATCCAAGAACATACCTGTACAATAAATCTTACCCTGCCCAACAGATTACATTCGATGCAATGCTGTTAGAGGGCGACATTGTCAGTATCTATGGGCTATTCCAGTTTGATGCGTCATTCACTGGCGTAGGCAATGACACTGATTCTACATCGGTGCGTGTTGCGCCATACGCTACGCAGTTGAGTCTTACTGAAGAAACAGAGTTTCCTGCTGGCTATCAGTCAATGATTATGTGGAATCTTACAGAGGCTTTGCTATCTGAGTACCCGCAAAATAATCCTGTCGTTGTTCAGTCAATAATGAAAGAGGCGGCTACTTCTAGGAATCAGATCAAAAGCCAGAATGCCAAGTCAAGAAACCTTCGGTTTACCGATACCAATAGACCTAGTAATTGGGGGAATCAATGCACTCCATTCCAATGGCCTTGACTTCTGACGCTGGCCGATCAAAAGTATCCTCGCTCTCTAAACTTGTAAACGTATACCCAGAGAAAAACTCGTCAGAGAGTGAGAATCCTGTTGGTCTTATTTCGACTCCAGGGCTTGATCTTCTATTCAAGATAGAGAATGAAGGCGGTATCGTTGGTGGAATTGAGAATGCGTTAGGTTCTTTCTTTGCTACTCGCGAAGGCTTCTATCAGATCAAAGGTTCAAGGTATATCCGCAAGGCAAGCGTGTCTCTTGTTGGTCGCGTATCAATAGCTACCAATGGTCTATCGATAATGATTGTCGATGGGTACAAGGCTTATGCCTATGACATTGCCGAGGGTAAAATATCAGAGGTCGATATTCCTAGAAGCAATACTGTTGTGTTCGTTGATAGCTACTTCATTGTTTCATACAACAACAGCAATCAGTTTGCTGTGTCCGGCAATTACAGTACTGTATTCAATCCAATAGACTTTGCTGCTGCTGAAGGTTCGCCTGATAACATTCAAGGTATAGCTTTGCTAAAGAGGCAGCTTTATATCTTGGGAGAGAAGTCTACCGAGGTATGGTATTCATCCGGTGAGGACTTCCCATTTAACCCGAACCAATCGGCCTATATTGATATTGGCTGCTTTAACAAGTGGTCGTTTACTTATAGCGTGAATGGTGTCTGTTGGTTGGGGGATGACAAAATAATCTATCTTGCTACTGGTTATGTTCCACAGAGAATATCAACTCACGCCATTGAGTATATGCTGGGTAACTCAGATTGCTCCAATGCCTTCATGGTTAATTACTCTCAGGAAGGGCATGACTTTATAGCGCTTATGCTTCCATCAGAAGGGATCATGTTGTTTTATGATATGTCATCAGGGTCTTGGCACTTTCGTGAAAGCTCTGCCGGAGTATTTCAAAGCATGTTTACGTTGGGCGCTGATACTTACGTTGGCGGTGCTGATGGCTCTGTGTATAGGCTTAATCCTGATTCTGGCGAAGATAATGGAGTTCCTGTTGAGAGGTATTGCATAACGCCAAGTATATCGTCATCGGGTAATAGACTGAGGGTTTCAGCACTTGAGATGATTATTCAGTATTTCAATCCTCCCAATGTTGCCAAGTTGCCTATTGATATGACTCCAGAGGAATTGATGATTCTAAGAAATGACAGGGAGGTTTTAATGTCATATACGGATGATGATGGCAAGACATGGTCGAATGAAGTTGCTGCTTCTCCTAATGGGCCAGAAGGCAAGTACAGATGGAACAAGTTGGGCATGACTTATAGAAGGTCGTTCAAGTTCAGGACTGTTAGCCGTAAGCCTTCGGTATGGGCGGGGGTTTCCCTTGAGTGAGAACATTGAACCGTTTCTTGTACAAGAAAAGATTATAAATGATGATGGTACACCATCGGATTATCTTGTACGGTATCTGAATAATTCGTTGCAGCAAGGCAAAAAGACTGTCAAGTTTCCCGTTACTTCCGTTAATGGAATGACGGGTGATGTTGTTATAAACCTTCAAGACATTGTTGATGGGATAGATATAAACTATGCCTTGCTGAATGAGAAGATACAGGAGTTCATTGCTGCTCTTTCTGCTGTACGGCAGGAAGATATACAAAGGATGGCAGACCATCAGAGCGATTGGCACAGGTGGCCTTATCAGAGTTTCCACAATACCAAGATAAATGATTCTAGGATGATGACGCTTGGCACTGAGGCAACAGTAAATGGTGGGTTATATAAACTTACCCCTACATTATATATCCCAAACTATGGGGACAGGTCGGGATCACCACAATCCATAGGCGGCGCTGCTGGAGATAGTCCAAATATAGCAAGCTCAAATTCAAAAATGTTTTTATTGTTTTCTGTTGAGAAGGATATAACCGTTAATAGGCTTTATATCTCAAGTCCAACTTTTGCAAATGATGTTGCGCCTAACTATTGTGAATTGCAGTTTGCTATTTATTCTGCCGGAATAGTTAATATGGATTATGACAATGTATCTGTTGAGGGATATAGAAATATAGGATACAAGAGGAAAATACCAGTAAGATTTCCGAACGCAAAGATATGGAGCTCTGATGTTCTTTCAAGCGTTAATAGGACAACATTGTGGCCTTCTTACATAAAGAATAAAGACACTGTTGCAACAACAAACTCGGCCACTCTTTCATGGGGGTTTTCTTCTACTGCTCCAGATTCTCCATCGTTTAAGCTGTCTAGGGGTGTTTATTTTATAGCGATGGCAAAGTATAGGAAAGGCAATGTAGGTAATGGCGTTGCTGCGTATTTCCAATCTCCAGCTCCGATAACACAGGTTTCAGGATTGTCTATCAATATGCCGTTTATACTTGATACGGATACGGCAAACTTCTTTACTGGATCAGCGGAAATTTGTGCTGGCAGGTATACAGGATTTTCTATCCGAGACACTTATGCGGCAGGAACAGGCATTAAAGTGTTTGATACTCTATACGCCGACAAATTGAATGCTGAAGGGATTGTCCCAACGATTAGCAATACTGGAGTAATAGCGTTTGGAGATTCCCTTAACCTATTTACCGACCTAGCAACTGGTGCAGATATACCTATAACCTCAATAGTCAGAACAGATGAAGTTGCTTTGGTTACTACTACAGCACCGCATGGCCTTGTTAGTGGGGATAGTGTTGTTATCAGTGGTGTAACTCCTGATGAATATAATATTACAACGATAGTTTCACTGGTTGGAGCGTCACAATTTTCATATTATATATCAGGCGCTCCGTCTGCTGCATCGGGAACTATGATTGCTAACAAAGTAAACACTGTTTCTTCAGGTGCGGCAGCGGCTTCGGCTGCTCTTGGTGGGCCAATGTTTTCTGGCGCATTCACTGAAACAACACCTACGGACAAATGGTAATGAACGCTCGATACCTGTTCAAGACTGATGTGCATGATCTAGCTGTAAGGCTACAGGATGACTCCTTGTATGGGCTTCATGGATCAAGGAAGTACACCACAGACGTTCACTCTGATATGAATGATATATGGGTTAGATATAACCACATAGATAACCTTGGTGAACACTTCAATGACAGCCATGAGTCTGTCTGGTATCCAATCATAGAGCGAATCCCTGAAGTTCTGCCTATCGTGTTTGACCTGATGGCGGCAGTAAGTGGTGAAAGGCTTGGTGGTGTACTGGTAACCAAGCTGAAAGCAGGCGGGAAGATACTGCCTCACATTGATAGAGGGTGGCACGCAGGCTATTACGACAAGTTCTTTGTTCCTATCCAGAATGACAAAGGAGCTATCTTCTGCTGGGATGACCAAGTGATTGAGCCAGAGGCAGGGGATATATGGCAATTCAACAACGATGTCAATCATTGGGTGGAAAATAACAGCAATCGTGATAGAATCGCCATGATTGTATGTATTAAAACATTCGAGAGGTCAATAAGTGATTGCCGAAGGTAGTTTAGCAGAAGATGAGGTAATTGCATTCGATATGTATTTTGCATCGGTGTGTTCAATGCAGTTCCATCCTGGCGCTGGCACTAAGGAACACAAGGCTTTAAGTATTGACGAGTGCAAGAAGGTTGCACTTGAGATGATTGTATCTAGGCGACAAGTCGTCTATTCGTAACGGGGGTTTATTATGCCATGGGGTGTCGCTGCTGCGGTAGTTGGTGGAGTAATGCAACAACAAGGGCAGAAGAAATCTGCTGCTGCTGGCAAGAAGGCTGCTGGAGCGCAAGCTAAAGAGGCCGAGAAAGGCGCTGAAGCTATGCGAGTTGAAGGCGCTGCTACCTATGCAGACCAAAAAGCCAACATTCAGCCATGGTATGATGCTGGAAAAGAAGCCATTGGAAAGCTATCGGCAGGAATTGAGAGCGGTGCTTATGACCCTGGCAAGTTCCATTTTGATTATGCTGCTTTCGAGAAAGACCCTGGCTATAAGTTCCGAGTTGACCAAGGCGAGAGGTCTATGGAGCGCGGTGCTGCTGCTAGAGGCAAGATGCTTTCAGGTCAGCAACAGAAGGCATTGCTTGGGTATGGGCAGGAAATGGGTTCGCAGGAATACGGCAACTCATTTAATCGTGCAGCACAAGAACACAATATGAATGCCGAAAGGCTAAAAAATAATTACACGATGATGGCGAATCTATCTAATGGTGGACTCAATGCCGCTAATTCATTGAATAACGCTAGGCAAAATCTATTCAATGCTAGAACAGGCGCAACTCAGACATCCATGGATGCACAGATGGGATACCAAGGAATGATAGGGCAGGGCAATATGGCGTTAGCCAATCAGCAAGCCGAGTCTGGTGGTAACCTTATGGGTGCAGGAACGAGTTACTTTATGAAAGGGCTTAACAACAGGAATACAAATAGCGGAGGCTCTGCAACCGCAAGTTCTACTGTTCAGCCTGCTGTAAATACATTCAATGCAGATGGATCACAGATTAATTATTGATAAGAGGTATTTATGGCTGAGATATTGAAATATGAAGCCCCTGCTGCCGGAGCTGTAGGGCGCGGTATGGATATGGGCTTTGCTCTACAGAACAATGCCATGAAAAGCCAGCAATTCGATAATGAGATGTCTGATAGGCAGGAAGTTCGCAATGCCATGACTGAATATGCTGCTGCTTCTGATGATGCAGGCCGTGAAGTTGCTGCTGGAAAGGTTGGCATTGTAAGCCCTCAGATGTACGCACAGCTATCGCAGAACATGAGGCAGGCTAACGCAGAGCAAAGGGCAGCAATGCAAGGCATGATTGATGAGCGCGGCTCTATGGCGTATATGGCGCTGAATGAGAAAGACCCTGCTAAACGTCAGAAGATATGGGAGTCATACCGTAATAGTCAGCCTGAAAAGATCAGAGGAATGATACCTGAAGATGCTTCAGAGGAAGGATTGACTGTTGTTATGGGGCAGTCAAAGGAAATGCTTGACTTCATGCGTGATGAAAAGAAATGGCAAAGGCAAGAGGCTTCTGCTGATGCTAGGGCTAGTCGTCAAGATGCGTCTGCCGATAGACGCGCAGCACTTCAAGAAGAAAGGGATGCCGCTCGGTTTGAAAACAGGATTGCATTGGAAGATAAGCAGTTCCAAAACAGGTTGGCTATTGAGAATGTATCAAGAGAATCTACAAATAAGTTATTATCTGATACTGAACGAGTTAAGCAATTAGCTACAGTGATTGAGAATGAAGAACCTAACAGTCCTAGATGGATTAAAGCCAATAAGGAATATGACAAAGCATTAAGGATTGCAGAATCAGAAGCGGCAGCGCCGAGCATACACGTTGTTAAAACAGGCAAAGATAAAAGTGGCAGAGTAGTTGTCCAATACTCAGACGGGACTGTTGGCTATGCAGAATGAGATTGATATTTCTAGCATCACATGGGATGAGACTGACTCAAGTGGCATAGATGTTTCGAGCATTACATGGGATGAAGAAGCTACACAAGAGAATAAATTTTCTGAGAGTAAAATTGATATTGCCAAGGATGTTATAGGCAATAGGATGAATGACGTTGCGGTTGGGCTTACTCAGGGTGCTGCACAAGCTGGCAAGGCTGTTCTTGGGGCGGCTGATCTTGGTTTAGCTGCTAGTAATGAATTTAGCCCAGTTACGCAAATTAGACGGGCGGCTGGGCATGATGCTAAAGCGCCTACGATAATTGGCGGCATCAATGAAGTATATGGCTTCAATGAAGTGCCAGCACCATATAAATCAGCTATTGAAATATAGGTCATTGTGCCAGATATAAAATTGCCAGCCGATACGGCCAAAAGATTATCGGTCATCGTATCAATAGCAAAAGCACAATTCATTGACAATCCATCACGATTGGATGATGAAGATGGTATTGTCAATGTGCAACTAGCCAACGCATTACCACCAGCACCTAATTTATATTTAGCCATTGCTACAAAATATATTCCCCTCTTTAATGTAAACGAAGGAACGTCTGGGCTTGATGTTGGAAATCCCCAAGACAAAGTGCTGCTATTTATTGTTGGTACAGTATCTTGATTCTTGATGTATGAAGGCCATCCTGTTGTTCTATCAACGCTTGAAAGTACATCTGATGACCATATCAAAGCATTAGGAAACCGCATAGGCATCCTTCTTTTTGTTCCAATATCACGATAAGACTCAGAACTTAATTCAACTTCTGCCGTTACTATTCCTGCACTATATATTGCAAACTGCACTTCACACGAACTAGCAATAAGATCATTAGTAAATGTATTGCTTCCTATATATAGCCTATTGACGGTTATATCCTTATCGATAGAGAAGATATTAAACAATTTGGAATTGCCATTTGTAACAGTAGGCTGCGATGTTATATTTGTTGATGTTATTGTTGGTCTTGAGTTTGGGATGTATATAGAAGGAGTTAGCTTATATAACTCACCATTTACAGTTGCCTCAGTGCCAAGAGTCATCATCCTAGAATCATTTATCTTGGTATTGTGGAAGCTCTGATAAGGCCACCTGTGCCAATCACTCTGATGGTCTGCCATCCTTTGTATATCTTCCTGCCGTACAGCAGAAAGAGCAGCAATGAACTCCTGTATCTTCTCATTCAGCAAGGCATAGTTTATATCTATCCCATCAACAAATATAACATCCGTAATGATTACATCGCCAGTCTTTCCATTGACCGAAGTAACCGGAAACTTTACCGAAGCAGCACCAGCACCAGCCATCTTATTAAGATACCGCACAAGGTAATCTGAAGCAGTACCATCTTCATTGGTAAGCCTCTCACCTGTCAGTAATGGCTAAATATAAATTAGGTGCTGGTGGTAATGCGTTGGCTAGTTGCACATTGACAATACCATCTTCATCATCCA